CCTATTCGACTGGATTGCAGGCTGGATTCTTAACAGTGAATGATGTGCGCCGCCGAGAAGATTTGCGTCCAATTGACGATGAGGCGGCTGATACGGTTCGGGTGCCGTTGGCGAATGTGGCGATTGACGAATCTCATGTTGTGTCTGAGTCGCAGAAGGTGACGATGGCTGCTCAACTGGTTTCGAGTGGCTACAGACCGGATGAGGTTTTGGCAGCGCTGGAGTTGCCACCTATTGCTCACTCCGGTTTGCCGTCGGTTCAGTTGCAGGCTCCGGCGAATGTGCCCGAGGCGGTTATTGAGGAGGAATCCGAATAATGCCTATTTCAAGTTATGAGGTGACCTTATCTAATGTCACTCCGGCGTTGATTGTTGCAGCGGATAATATGACGCAAGATATTGTCTTGCACAACATGACCAAATCTTCAAACGAATATATTTACCTTGCCGGATCGTCCGACGAGGCAGATATCACTAATAACATTCACATTGATCCTGGCCAGACAATTTATTTAACGATGCGGCCAAGCGATGAGTTGTGGGGGCTGTCCGACCCAAATGGGCTGAATGTTGGTGTGCTCAGGATTCAGAAGGCCGACTAATGCCTTATTTGATTTCTGATTCCGCCGAGGGTTGTGACGGTTGGGCCACCATCAAAGAAGATGGTGAGGTGATGGGTTGCCACATGACCAAAGAGGACGCTATCGCGCAGGCTGTTGCGATTGCAGAAGCGGAGGGGTCTGAGTTCCTCGGAGAACGCCACCTGGTAGCAGAGGACACTTATACGACTGAGCAGGAAGCGTTGGATCGCGCCGAACAACTCGGATGTGAGGGCACTCATACTATGACTTTGGATGGGGACACGGTTTATATGCCGTGTTCTACGCACGGGCGTTACAACGAGGTCACTGGTGGGGATGGGTATCGGTCTGAGCACGATCAGGGCGCGTCTACTCCTGCCCCGGAGGAGGACCAAATTGAGGGTTCGGATGTGAATGAACCGGGTTCGGCTTCTGGTGCTGGTGGGGACATTGAACTTTCGGAGGCGACTGAGACGGCGTTACGGAATAAGGTCACTGACCATAACGAGGCGATGGAGGAGCAGGATAAGCCTGCCTATACTCGCACGACGTATGGGCAATTGTCGGCGGTGTATCGCCGTGGGGCGGGGGCTTATTCAACTTCGCACCGTCCGGGGATTTCTCGCGGCGCGTGGGCGATGGCACGGGTGAACGCTTACTTGTATCTGCTGCGGAATGGTCGCCCCGAGAATGCGAACTATGTGACGGACAACGATTTGCTACCGGAGGACCACCCACGGTCTACACGTCGCGCTACCCGTCAGGTTGATTTGAACCCACCTGCCTACATGCGTGCAAGTGCCCGCAGAGGGCTTGAGTGGCACGCTGAGGGACTTTCAGGGGACGGCCTAGTGGATAGGACGGTTCGTGAAGCGCGGGCGATGGCAGAGGGAAATGTGACTGCCGATAAATGGTCACGGCTGGCAGCGTGGATCGCCCGACACATTGACGACCTGGACGCACCCGCAGCCTCACCCGACCACCCGAACTATCCCTCACCGGGCGTTGTGGCAATGGCACTGTGGGGTGGCGGTGTCAATCGCAGGCAGGCGGAACGCGCTATGGAATATGCCCGTGGGGTGGTTGCTAGAATTGAGGCTGAGAGTGATGATCGGAGCACTGTGACTGGTAAGGCGAAATCCAAACTTGAGACCCGGCATATTACGGCCGACTTGGAGATTCGGGAAACTGCGACTGGGATGACCCTTGAGGGTTATGCGGCTCGCTTCAACGAGTTTTCTGAACCACTACCGTTCCGGGAGAAGATTGCACCGGGAGCGTTCCAAGGCGCGTTGAAATCGCGTAATGACGTGAAGTTGTTGTGGAACCACGAGAGTTCCACCGTTCTCGGTAGCACTAGGTCCGGCACGCTTCGGTTGTATGAGGACGCTGAAGGATTGCGGGTTGAGGCTGATTTGCCGGACACGCAGGCTGGCCGTGACGCAAAGGTTTTGATTCAACGTGGCGACGTGACTGGTTTCTCTTTTGGTTTCACGGTGCCGCAGGGTGGGGATTCGTGGAGTGAGGACGGATCGGAACGAACCCTGAACCAGGTGCGTTTGTTTGAGGTGTCTACTGGTGTGGCCTTCCCTGCCTATCCGACGACGAACGGGACGGCGACTGTCCGCGGCTTGTCTGCCCTGGCACAACGCGCAGATGTAGATGTGGACGCGCTCGCAGACGCCGTTTTGAAGTTGGAGAACGGTGAGGACATTTCTGACGATGACCGCACCGTTATTGAAACAGTGCTGAATGAACTGGCACCTCGGGTAGAGTCTGAGGAACCGGAACAGGACGAGGACGAGGAGAAGGCTCGCCAACTATTGCAGTTGAAGAAAAAGAAACTTCAACTCCTCATGGGTATCTAATGCCTTACGACAAGAAGAAGGGGCGGAAACGCTAATGGCTACTGCGAAAGAAATCGAGTGGGTTATTCTGCGGGTTGCAGGCGACCCGGTTACTGGTGTGGTGAAACAGTTGGCTCCGATTTGGGCTGAAGAGATTTCCAAACTTGATCGCCCGGAGAAACGCTCTAAGCGGGTTGTCGAACCCGAGGAGACCCGTTGAGTCCGTGGGAGTTTCTAGCGTGGGCTGTTGCGCTGGGTGTGGCACTGATTGTTGTGGCCATTGCGATTGCGGTGGTCATTGCGGTTGTCCGGCAGGTGACGGGTAGAACTACTGGCAGGGTTTCTACTGTTGGGGGTCGGAAGGTTTCGACTGATAGGGAAAACCGCTAGCGGTCTCTGTCAGGACTGGGGTTCGATTCCCCACGACTCCACGACACGCCGTTTCGTACAATAGAGGTAGCGGCTGAGCGTTATCGCCGTCGTGAGGTTGAGCGTTATCGCCACCGTTCCATTTATTCGATTGTTTGAAAGGACAACACCTATGTCTTTTGTTAAGACTCAGGAAGAAGTCCGCGCCAACCTCATCATGCAGATCCGCGACACCATTGACGCGGCTGAGGCTGAGGGCCGTGGACTTTCCGGTGAGGAAAACGAAAAGATTTCGCGCGTTGAGGATGAAATCCGCAAGGCTGACGAAATGATTGAGACCGCGAAGCGTAACGAGGAGCGTGCCGCTGAGGTTGCTGAGGCAAGCCGTGGATTCGCACCCGTTGAGGAAGCCCGTGGTGCTGCTGACGTGTTCCGTGCTATGGCTCGGGGCGAGGTTCGTGGACACTCGTTCACGATGGAACAGCGCACACTGACTCCTTCCGCTAACACTGTTCCGACTGACTTCCTTGACCGCGTTTACGCGCTGGCCAAACTGGTTGGACCGTACCTGGAGACCTCCGAGGTGTTCCAGAGGGACAGCGGATCGGATTTGCGTATTCCGGTTATGACCGCTTACAGCACTGCAACCGAAAAGGCTGCCGGTGCCGCACTTGACGAGTCGGACAACACCTACTCCTCGCTGAACCTTCAGATGGCCAAGCAGGGCTTCATTGTGAAACTCGCCAACGAGTTGATCACTGACGCCGGCTTCGACATTGAGGCGAGCATTGCGGAGAACGCTGGTGTGGCGATTGGTGAGCGCGTGAACACGGTTGTGCACACTGCGGTTGCCGCTGTTGCGGGTGCCGGTGTGACTGCCGCTTCTGCGACTGCTATCACCGCTGACGAGGTTATCGAACTGGCCTTCTCCCCTGACGGCATGGTGCGCCGCCTTCCTGGCACCGCGTTCATGTGCAACAAGGACACGCTGGCCCTGATTCGCAAACTGAAGACCACGGATGGCGACTACATCCTGAACCCGGTTGTTGGTGGCCCGTCCACCATCCTGGGCTACGAAGTGATTGAGAACCCGAGCGTACACGGCCCCTCCACGGGTAACGACGCGCTGTTCTTCGGTCACTGGCCTTCAGTGAAAATCTCCACCACTGGCCTGGAGACCTCGGTGTCGGCGGACGCTTACTTCGCTAACGACATCACTGGTTACCGCTTCACCTACCGCCTCGGCGCTGGTGTGGCCAACGGTGCTGACCACATCAAGAAACTGACAATGGCCTAAGCCATTCAGTTCAGGAATGACCCCTCGGTTTGACCGGGGGGTTATTTCTTTGTCAAGTGGGGGTGTCGGGTAAACTAGGAGTCGGAGGTTTCTGTGGCTGTTACGAATGGTTATGTTTCGCTCGACCTGGTGAAAAAGGCGTTGCGGATTACGGACAACATTGACGATGACATTTTGGAATTGTCGATTGAGGCAGCGTCCCGTGAAATAGACGGCTATTGTGAACGGGTTTTCTATTCGACTACTGAGGCGCGGGTGTTTGTTCCACGCGATCCGTTTACGGTTGAGATTGACGACGCTACTGCGATTACTGAGGTGAAAACGGCTAGCGATGGGGAGTCGTTTGACACTATTTTCGCCACGTCGGATTTTCAAGAGGAACCGTTGAATGGGCAGGCTGGTGGGATTGTCAGTCCGACGACTCGACTGCGGGCGGTAGGCGATTATTTGTTTCCGACCTTCCAGCCTCGGAATGTTTCTAAGCATGAGGCGACAGTCCGTGTGACGGGCACATTCGGGTTCACTCCTATTCCGACTGCGGTGGAACAGGCTGCGCTTCTGCTTACGCTTAGGCAGTATCGCCGGTATGATTCGCCGTTGGGTGTTGCCGGGTTTGACGAAATGGGTGTTGTCCGTGTGGGCCGAATTGACCCGGACGTTCAGAAACTATTGAGTCCGTTTCGACGGGTGAAAATGGGATGAGTCTCGCAGACATTAGAGACGGTCTCGCCACGAATCTGGGCACCCTGTCGGGTATTCGGGTTTATGAAGAGGTGCCGGACAACC